GACAGTGTCGGTGCGTATTTAATGTCAGATATGGCACACATTTCAGGTTTAGTCGCCGGTAAAGTCGCGGATGACCCTTTCGAATATTCAGATGTGGTTACATCGACAACACACAAATCTTTACGAGGCCCGAGATCGGGTATCATTTTTTACAGAAAAAAATACGAAAAAGCGATTAATTCCGCCGTTTTTCCGGGGTTACAAGGTGGTCCACATAATCATACCATCGGCGCGTTAGCGGTCGCGTTAAAAGTGGCAAATACGCCAGAGTTTAAGGAGTATCAAAAACAAGTGTGTTTAAACTGTAAAGCATTGGCGAAAAGACTTACAGAATTAGGGTATAAATTATCCTCAGGTGGCACGGATAACCATTTAATTTTATGTGATTTACGACCCAATGGTATCGATGGTGCTCGCGTTGAGAAAGTTCTCGATATGGCTCACATCACTTTGAATAAAAACTCGGTTGTTGGTGATACATCTGCACTTGTTCCGGGTGGGATTCGAATTGGAACACCTGCAATGACAACGAGAGGTATGAAAGAACACGACTTTGTGAAAGTCGCGGAGTTTATTGACCGAGGTGTAAAGATTGCTATCGAAAATAGGGATTGTGAACAGAATGATGATATCGCTCTGTTACGTTCGGATGTTGAATCTTACTGTAGTGTTTTTCATATACCAGGTAATTAATATAAAAGAAATAATCTAATCAATAATAAAACATGCAGAGAGTTTTAGTAAATTACCCACGTTTTATTAATGATAATAAGAAAATTAAAATTACTAAATCAAAACGTGTTATCAAACCTCTGTCTCGATCTTTAGTGATCTCTAATTCCGTTATAAAAAAACCAGATTTATCTGACCCCGTTTTACGAGCTAAACTTGCAAAAGGTATGGGACATAACTACTATGGTGAACCAGCATGGCCAAATGATTTATTGTACATGTTTCCAGTTGTTATATTAGCGACCATCGCGTTATCCATTTCACTCGCTGTTATGGAACCAACACCTTTGGGTGAACCAGCAGACCCATTTGCCACACCACTAGAAATATTACCAGAGTGGTACTTTTTCCCTACTTTTAACGCATTGAGAGTCATTCCTAATAAATTAATTGGTGTTTTGTCTATGGCGGCAGTTCCTATTGGTTTAGCTACAGTACCATTTATTGAATCTATCAATAAGTTCCAAAACCCATTTAGAAGACCAGTTGCCACAACAGTCTTTTTAATTGGTACTTTCTATGCAATATGGATGGGTATAGGTGCAACCATGCCTATCGACGAGGCCATAACTCTTGGTATATTCTAAACATTTAATGTACATAAAAGAAATATTCTAATCAATAATAAAACATGCACAAAGGTTTATCATCTTTTATGATAAACTACGCGCGTTCTATTAGTGATGAAAAGAAAGCAAAAACTATCGTTAAGGGAAACAAATCGGGTAAAATTGAGGGGAGTCGTGATGACATGCACGAAAAACTCGTCTATAAATGTGGTTTAAAAAGACGTCAAGTATGGGATACAAATTCAATGTCATGGTACACGAAAGTCTATTATGTAGACGGTTCGTTATATAATCCTGTTTTGTTTCATAAGGGTAAAATCAATAAGAACCCGTTTTTTAAAAATTAACAGCATTCTTGTTTCATCCATTTTTCAAGACCACTTGGATTGACGTGTTTATCCTTGAAAACGATATCACAATTCGAATGATGTAATATTTCCTCCATGATTGGTTCGTCTTCTTTACCATTTTCATGTAAAGTATATACGGTTAAATAATACGTATATGTACATGGATCTATTAATGCACTAGATGCTCTCAAACATGCCGACACTTTCACGGTTGTATCATGATCATCATTGAACATTAATCTTTGAAACCACCGTTTCTTTTTGAATTTATTAAGGTAACCATTTTCAGATAATTTAGGTTCTATTATACATTTTTGCTTCTTATTTTCAGAAGGATCAACGCTCATACTTATACTATTTCCCATTGCACCTATACCACAACCCGTCATTTTTGTGCATCTACCCTCAACAATAACTTTTATTCTTTTATCTGACATGTTCACAAATAAAATACTTGTCGGTGTTACATGTCTTATCTTAGAACGCATACTCCTTCTTATTAAATTACACTTACCTAATCTAATAAGTTTGGGAAATCTAGGTATTATACCTAAACACCCGTTTTTTAACGAAAAGTATGGGAACTTTGCATTATAATACTCCTTCAAAAATTCCTGAATATGTGGTTCATACTCTGAATCATTAAATTTTCTGAGTAACATTATAATATAGACCATGATTAAAATTCCAATAAGTAAGAATGGTTATCTTTCAAAACAGGGGTACGTTGATGTTAAGAAAAAAACGGAACTCGCGAGACGGCGTGCACTTGGTAGAGTTGTACGCGCAGGTGAACCACCACTTGGTCTGTTTAGAAGACTTAACGTACTCATGATTTTATTTAGACGTAAAGATCCAAAACTTTCCAAAATTTTCAAGAAAGATCGAGATTGGGTTAGAGAAAAATACCTATATAATTAAAGAAAAACCGCGTTATATAATAAGTATGAGTACGTGCACAGTATGTTGCGATAAGTACAATAAAACACAACGTAAAAAGGTTACGTGTCCTCACTGTAATTACGACGCGTGTAAAACGTGTATCCAAACCTATTTATTATCAACTACTGAAGAACCACATTGTATGAAATGTAAAAATGAACATGACCGTGAGTTTATAGATTCGTTTTGTACAAAACGATTTAGAAACGTTGATTATAGAAGACACCGAGAACAAATTTTATACGAACGCGAAATGGCGCGAATGCCAGAAACTCAACCATACGCGGAGTATAGAACAAAAATGAAAAGCCTTAGATTACGGTATTTTGAACTTTTAGATCAAATGTTTCTTATGAGAGACATGCGTAGAGAAGCGCTAAACGCCCATCATCTTCATCATTCTATCGTGGATTATGATACTGCTCTAGATAATATGCGTATAGAAGTAGATACAATCGTGCATCAGGTAAATACACTTGAACTAAATCTAACCTCAAATGGAAATGAAAAATTTACACGTAAGTGTCCACACGAAGAGTGTAGAGGTTTTTTAGATACGGATATGAAATGTGGGCTATGTGTTCAACAGTTTTGTGAACATTGTAATGAAGTTATTATAGATTCAGATCATGTTTGCGATCCCGAAACGGTTGAAACTATGAAACTTATAAACAAAGATACTAAACCGTGTCCTAAATGTGGTACAATGATACATAAAATAGATGGATGTGCACAAATGTGGTGTACCGAGTGTCATACAGCATTTGATTGGCGTTCGGGGCGCATAGAAACCGGTCGTGTACATAACCCTCATTACTTTGAATTCAAGAAACGTTCGAGGGAACATGGGGATATACCATGTGGTGGAAGACCCACGTTTGCAGAACTAGAAGAAAGTGAAGCGAATGTAAATATATTAGACTTGAGTTATAAGCTTGCTCTATTGGATAGAGATATTATATACAGATACGATGGAATAGGTGATGACGATAATCTACAGTTACGTGTAGACTATTTACTAAAAATTATATCTGATGATGAATTTAAAAAAGAACTTCAGAGACGTGATAAACATAAGTGTAAATTAGAGGATATACGGAATATATACGGAATGTTTGTCGATACGTGTGGTGATTTACTTCGTCAGTGGGTAATTGATCCAACTAAAACTAAAGATATAATGCGTACCGTTCATGCATTAGCTGATTATTCGAATAATGTTATAACAAAAATACGAAATAGGTATAATTGTTCGGTGCCCTATTATATATTTTTACGCGCACTTTAAGAATAGAGTCGTTTACATCATAAATGAAATTAATCGAATTAGCTTCGGCAATTACATCACTTTTTCCATTTATGATTTTAGAGAATCTTGGTAGTATATCGAGTGTATTTTATCATTTACATAGAAATGAATCTATGTATAAACTTGTTTATATATCGAGACATTTAGATCTTTTAATGATAGGGTATATGTTAAAAGGTGGTTTCGAATATATGGAACTTGTATTTAATTTTTTATCAATGATTATCATTTATAATTCGAGTATTCACGATAAAAAGTATATGGACGTAAACTTAATAATAGGTATAATTAAAAGCACATTTGGTATGCCTAAATTACACTACCTCGTCTCACTTTACTTTTGGTTTGTAGCATTTATTGTTCATTATGATACTATATTTGGAAGATATACAGATATAATAGTAAACTTACTTTTGTGTCCACCTCAATATTTATTGAAGAATAATATTATCGGTGTATAGTATAAAATGAATAAAGTTATATTATTTGTATCATTTTTACTTATTATATGGTTTTTCATACCCATATATGAAAAACCCAGAGTATTAAAAAATGTATTAAGTGAAGATGAATGTAAACATATACAAGACATCGCATCTAAAAAGTTACATACGTCTACTATATCTATGAGTCGTGATATAGATGAAAAAATACGTAAAAGTGAAACGGCATGGCTAAAAGCATCCGAAGATCCAGTTGTTGATAAACTTATACGTAAATGCGTTTCTATGACAGATCGCCCTTTACATAATTGTGAAGATTTACAAGTTCTTAAATATAAACCTGGTGGTTTTTATAAACCACATCAAGATTGTTTTAAAAATGATAAAAATAAACGTATGTACACATTCATAATTGCCTTGAATGACGAGTATGAAGGTGGTGAAACAGAATTTCCAAATATAAAAAGACGGTACCGTTTGGAAAAGGGTGACGCTTTGTTCTTTAATACGTTAAACAACTATGAATGTACTACTAAACAGGCATTACATGGTGGAGCGCCCGTGAAATCGGGTGAAAAATGGGTCTGTAATTTATGGATTAGGAAATACAGATATTAATTGACTTATATAATAATCGCGTCGATCGAATGCTAGATGTACAAGTGTACATGCATTTAAAAGACTATATACGAAATAATATATAATATATTCGAAATAAAAATTATATGATGCCAAAGTAAAACACACCGAAAGATAAAATGTATGTATTTTTAAAATATCAATCTTATTTTCTAGGACTGAAACGTATGATATTGCAGACATAAATGTATCCATAAGTGATTGATAATTATCTGATACCATAATAGTACCCATTATTGTCGTAAAAAGCATAATAAAGTGTATAAATTTATACGCACTACGTATTTGAACACGTCTTACATCTATATTTCTCGCTCGAATTTGTTCCGGTTCTGGTTCCGGTTCTGGTAATGGTAGAGGTCTTTCGACCGTATTATCTATACCTATCGCGGGTATATCACCCGGGTTTATAATGACGTTATAATATTCATTCGTCGTCATTTCCTCTTCTTTTATTGAATAATATTTTTAAACCAATTTTTGTAATGATGGTACACTTCACTAATTTAATAATCGTACGAAAACACTTTTCACTCCGTTCACGTGCATTAATTTTTCTTATTTTATGTAAATTATTGCACATCTCGATATAATCACCATCCCGCATTTTATGTTTATTATCATCAATTATATTTAAAATGCGTCTCAGATACTTTTCCATATAGTATACTATATATATTAAAATATTATTGTATATAAATGATAAATAATAATACATATAAAAATCGTAAAAATTTAAAAGACTATATAAACTCTAAAAATAAAATATGTAACGGTTTAGATAAAAAAACATTTCTGGACCAACTTGGTAAAAAGTCAGTAAGTGAAATAAGAGAGAATATTGATAAGGAATTTCGAAAACAACAACTCCGTTTTTTGGGTCGAGGGTGTGGTAATGGTATAAATCTTCGAAAGTCCCAAGGTGGGAAAAAAAGTTTTTTTAGTAAATTTAAACGGGTAAAGGCTTAATTAATTTAAGACGACAAAAACGTCCCATTTTCGTCAATGACGAGTTCACCGCGTTCGGCTAACATTTTTCGGTGTAACATGTGGTGTTGCTTAACATCGTCCTTGTTTTGTCCGACGTATGGTACGGCGTAGCCTTGTTCACACATCCATTTGTTCACGTTCGTCCAAACCCCGTCCTCGTGAACCCAAAGTTCACCGAGTGCGCGTCCGTATTTACCGACCGAGTCGCGTTCTTGACATCTCAATTCAATCTCGATATCGTCCTTATCACACTCGACGGCTTTCGTCACCCACCCGGCAAGTTTCTTCTTGGCGTGTTTCCCGTAAACCTTTTCGGTCAAATCACGCGTTCGTGATTCTTCGGTATCGATACCAAGCAATCTCACGCGTTGGCGAATGAGTACATCGAAACCCAAATCGATAAGAACGTCGACGGTATCACCGTCAACGACTTTCGAACACGAGTCGATTTTGTATTTGAATTCACAGGGTTTTTGGTCGTAGGTAGTCATTAGTATATA